GCCATCAAGGTCTTTCACATGCAGCAGACTCGGCGTTTACAGGAACGGAGCCAGGCCTTGCGCCTGTTGAAGTTTTTACCGGATGCCCAGGCCCGGGCAAAATATATCAAGATTACCCAGCCGGAAGCTGCGGCCTTGTTGGAGCATCGACCCAAGAAAAAAGTAAGCAAGTAATAATGCTAAATTAATTTAAGGAGAGGCGAGGCTCGGCTCGGCGGGGCTAGGTTGGGCACGGCGGGGCCCGGCTCGGCATGGCGGGGCCCGGCATGGCTTTTGTTTCAGGACAAAAGCAAAACAAAAATTCCTGGCAGGAGGAAGACATGAAGATTCAGGAAATCGCTGTGATTTTAGCGGGTTTGTCGGACATCATGTTTGACCGTTTCATTGATCACAGCAAGGAAAAGCGGCCTCCGGAGCAAAAGCTCTATTTGGCCGCCGAAAATATGTTGGTGATGCCGAAGGATAACATCGAAGCCCTGCTGTTCGGGGATGACCCGCCCGGATGCGCCCGTTGTCTCGAAGGTAAGGCGGGCAAGAATTATTTGCGCATGGGGCTCAGTCATGTTTTTGTGAAAGAGTCGCTGATACCCTTTCAGGATGAGGCCGGGGCCAGTTTAAAATTCGACGGTTTCGGAGAACATCTATGGATACATCGGGGCGCTCCGCGCACCAAGCAGGGCAGCCGGAGCATTAAGCAGGAGATGAAAGAGCGTCCAGTGTTGCGGTTGCCCTGGAACCTCTCGTTTCATCTGACAATTTTAGAAAATGTCCTGATCAACGAAAACAAGGTTTATAACTGGCTGGTGGCGGGAGGGATGCAGATCGGCCTGGGGACCTACCGTCCTCGCTTCGGGAGGTTTGAAGTAAGGGATTGGAAGGTTTTATAAACGAGTTGTGGGCACGGCATGGCGCGGCAAGGCGCGGCTCGGCCGGGCGTGGCTCGGCAGGGCATGGCGCGGCAAAGCGAGGGGGCCGGTGGTGGCCGGCCCCGGATTTAATCCTGGGATTTGAAGTCAGGAATTGGAAGGTTTTATAAACGCGGCGTGGCGTGGCCTGGCGGGGCGTGGCTGGGCCAGGCCCGGCAAGGCTTGGCGAGGCAAAGCGAGGGGGCCGGTAGTGGCCGGCCCCAGATTTAATCCTGGGAATGGCGATGATGCGTGAAATCAGGACCTTTCTAACCCCCCAAGAACTGGCCGAAAAATTAAAAGTCAGCCGCGCGGCTATTTCTCAATGGTGTTGCCAGGGGAAGATACCGTTCTACCGGTTCGGCAAAAGCGTCCGATTTGATCCTGAAGAAATCATGCAGTGGCTCAAGGAAAAGAAGAATCTTGAGAAATGATTGCTATGGACTGGCATCTTGATCTCGCGCGCGCGGCGCGCATCATTCAATTTATTGAAACCTTACGGGTGCCGGATGGGGCGCTGGTGGGGCAGAGAATCGAATTGCGGCAGTTCCAGAAAGATATTATCACGGAGGTCTATGCTCCCATGTGGCCGGACGGCCGCTGGGTAGTGCGGCAGGCGGTGATGAGCATCGGCAAAAAGAACGCCAAGACCGCGCTGGTGGCGGCCCTGGTGCTGGCGCACATGTGCTGCAAGGACCTGGTGGTGCCCAATAACCAGCTTTACTCCCTGGCGTTTGACCGGGATCAGTCCGCCATTACCTACAAATACGCTTCGGCCATGGTGTTCATGGATGAGGAGTTGGCGGACCGGATCAATGTGGTGGACAGCCGTAAAAAACTGGTGGACCGGGTAAGCGGTTCCGAATTTCAAGCCCTCTCCGGGGAAAAAAAAGGCAAGCACGGCAAATCGGCGGGCTTTCTGGCTTTTGACGAGTTGGCGGACTTTGGAACCGACGGCGAGTTGTACGATGCCCTGATGACCGCCCGGGGGGCGCACACCAATTCCATCGCCTGGGTCTTCAGCACGCAATCGCCGGATGATAAGGCGGTCCTCTCCCAGCTCATCGACTACGGCCTGGGGATGCAGCGGGGGGAGGTAGACTACGATCCCAGTTTTAAGCTGTTTCTGTATGCGACGCCGCCGGAAATGGACCCCTGGGAGGAGGCCAACTGGTATCTGGCCAACCCGGCCCTGGGGGATTTCAAGAGCCTGGAGTCGATGCGGGAAGAAGCCCTGAAGGCCCGAAACATGCCCTCCCGGGAGGCGGCTTTCCGCAATCTGCATCTGAACCAGCGCATCGACGCGGCGGAGCATTTCATCACCCCGGACCTCTGGGAGGGGTGCGGGGCGGCGCCGGACCCGGAGATTTTCCAGGACCGGGATTGCTGGGGGGGGCTGGATTTGTCGGGCAAAAACGATTTAACCGCCCTGGTGCTGGTGGCCCAGGCCGATGATGGGGTTTGGGATATCCTCCCCTTTTTCTGGGCGCCGGGGGAAAACCTGCGCCAAAAGGAGGCCCGGGACCGGGCGCCCTATGTCGTTTGGCGGGATCGGGGGGTCCTGGAAGTGACCCCGGGCCGGGTCATCGACTACCGGCTGGTGGCCCTGAAGATCAAGGAACTGCTGGATGAGGGCTTCCGCCTCGCCGGGATTAAGTTTGACCGCTGGCGCAGCAAGGACCTGCGCCGGGAGCTGGACGCCATCGGCGTTGACACCTGGATTTACGGGGAAGATTGGCAGGAGGGCGACCGGGGGCCCCGGCCCGACGGCCTCTGTCTGATTCCCCATGGCCAGGGGTTCAAGGATATGAACCCGGCGGTGGAGGTGGTGGAGGACCTGCTGATGGCGCAGGGCCTGCGCCATGGCAATCATCCGATATTGTATTGGTGCGCCTCCAATGCGCGCATCCAGAGCGATCCCGCCGGCAACCGCAAGTTCGACAAGCTGAAAAGCACGGGCCGCATCGACGGCCTGGTGGCCCTGGCCATGGCCTTGAACGGGGCCGTTACCCAGGAAGGGCCGGATGCAGATTCTATTTTCAGTAGCGGAAAGCTACCATCAATATGACTGACACCGAAATCCTCAATACTTGGAAAGAGATCGCGGCTTATTTGAAAGTTTCTGTTGGTTATGCAAAATCTCTTGCCGAGAAAAACGCGGATTTCCCTATCTTTCGTGATAAGCGGGTTTTTACTACGCGCCGGGCTCTAACGAAATGGATTGAGGGCCGCGCCAAACCGCCGCGCCAAACTACCCTGGATCATATCTAAAAACCCAGTGTACGACAAACCCCCTCAGAGCATATCTTAAACCCCCTCAGAGCATATCTTAAGACCCCTCAGAGCATACCCCGCCCGATTTGACTCCGTTTAATTTTTGTAGATCAATGGTGGCATGGCTAAAAAACGCCGAGGCCTTTGGGGCCGGTTCCTCTCCTGGGCAGTGCGCGCGACCCTGGCCAATCCGGAGCAGTGGCTGATGGATTGGTTTTCCGGGGGGTCCCGGAGCGCCACGGGCCTGACCGTCAATGAGGTGACCGCTCTCAATTTCGCCACGGTCTTCGCCGGGGTGCGCATCCTGGCGGAGTCGGTGGGTTCCCTGCCGCTGTTCACCCTGGAGCAACTGGAGAAAGGCAAGCGCCGGGCCGTGGAGCACCGCAATTATGTCCTCCTGCATGACCGCCCCAATCCCCTGATGAGCGCCATGACCTATGAAGAAACGGTGATGGGGCACATGGTCCTGGGGGGCAATCACTACAGCGAAATCGAGCGGGACGCGGGGGGCCGGGTCCTGGCGCTGTGGCCCCTGGATCCCCGGCACCTGAGCCAGATCACCCGGCCGGAGCCGGGGCGGCTGATCTACTGGTATCAGCCGGAGACCGGCCCCCAGGTGCCCCTGCCCATGGAGGACGTGCTGCACATCCGGGGATTCTCCAGCAACGGCATTGTGGGCTACAACACCACCCTGCTGGCCAAGGAGGCCATCGCCCTGGGTATGGCCGCGGAGCAGTTCGCGGCCCGGTTCTTCGCCGGGGATTCCATGCCGCGCATGGCCCTGAAGGCCCCGGGCAAGATCTCCAAAGAGACCAATGAAATGCTCAAGGGTTCCTGGAAGCAGATTTACGGAGGTCTGTCCAACGCCAGCGATATCGCCATCCTGCCGGAAGGTCTGGAACCCTTCAAGATCGGCATCGATCCCGAAGCCGCGCAGATGTTGCTCACCCGGGAATTCCAGGTGAAGGAAATCTGCCGGGTCCTGAACATCCCGCCGCACATGATGGGGGTGATGGAGAAGGCCAGCTACGCCTCCATCGAGCAGGAGCTGCTGCGTTTCAGTCAATACAGCCTGCGGCCCTGGCTGGTGCGCATCGAGCAGGAGATGAATTACAAGCTCTTTGCGCCCGGGGAACGGGGCCGGTTCTTCGTGGAGCACCTGGTGGAGGCCATGCTCCGGGCGGACGTGGGCGCCCGCTTCCGGGCCTACAAGGACGCCATCTATACCGGCATTATGAGTCCGGACCAGGCCGCGGAAAAGGAAAATCTGCCCACGGAAGGCGGCGCGGCCGCCAAGAAATGGATGCCGGTCAACTATCAGCTCATCGGCGCGGCTGCAACCGGGGCCGGGGAGCCGCCGGAGCCGCAACCGGTGGAAGGAGTATAGCCATGAAAGATAAGGAACGGCGCGAAGTCCGGAATCTGTTGCTGCAAGAGATCCGGGTGCTGCGGCAGGAGGGTGAACTCCCCAAGATTCGAGGATATGCCGCGATTTTCGATGTCATGAGTGAAGTGCTTTGGGGGTTCCGGGAAATCATCCGGCCCGGAGCCTTTACCGAGACTTTGAAAACCGCGGATGTGCGGGCCTTATGGCAACATCAGGCCGCCATGCCCCTGGGCCGGAAGAAAAACAACACCCTGGAGATCGCAGAAGATGACCGGGGGCTGCACATCACCATTACGCCGCCGGAGACGCAATGGGGCCGGGATGCGGTGGCCAGCATCGAGCGGGGCGACGTGGATCAGATGAGTTTCGGTTTCGAAACCATTAACGATAAATGGAGCAAGGATGAAAACGGCTTTCCCCTCCGGGAACTCCTGGAGGTGAATCTGTTTGAAGTCTCGCCGGTGACCTTCCCGGCGTACCCGGACACCACCGTGGCGGTGCGCAGCATGGAGGCCGCGGGGCTGGGCGAGCCATCGGCCCAGGAAGATGAGGCAGCATTACCCGAGCCCTGGCGCAAGGCTTATCGGGAGCGGGAAATCCAAATAGGAGGGGCCATATTATGACGCTCCAAGAGATGTTGGAACAGCGGAACAAACTACTGGCCGACGCCAGGGCCTTGAACGACAAGGCCATGACCGAAAGCCGGGATTTTACCGGGGAGGAACAGGCGCAATACGACGCCATGTTCAAAGATATCGACTCCCTGAACAACCGGATTACCCGGGAGCAGGATCTCCAGGCCCGGGAAGCGGCCTTGGCCCAATCCCAGGGCACCCGGGCGGCGCAGTATGAAACCCCGGGGGCGCCGGGCGGCGCGGCCGGGGATAACCTGACGCCGCATCAGCGGGGGTTCCGGGCCTACCTGGTGGGCCAGCGGCACATTCCGGAGGAGGAAAACCGGGCGCTCCAGGCCGGGGCGGACGTCTCCGGCGGCTACATCGTGGCCCCGCAGCAGTTCATTGCCAGTTTGATCAAGGCGGTGGATGACCAGGTGTTTCTCCGTCAACGGGCCACCAAATACACGGTGGCCACCGCCGAAAGCCTGGGCGTGCCCAGTCTGGATCACAACCCCGCAGATGCGGACTGGACTTCGGAACTGGCCACCGGCTCCGAAGATACCACCATGGATTTCGGTAAGCGGGAGTTGCGGCCCTATCCCCTGGCCAAGCGCATCAAGGTCAGCAATAAACTACTGCGGCAGGCGGCCCTGGATCCGGAAGCTCTGGTCAGGGACCGCCTGGCCTACAAATTCGGGATCACCGAAGAAAAGGCCTTCCTCACCGGCTCCGGCGCGGGGCAGCCCCTGGGCCTGTTTACCGCCTCCGCCCTGGGCATCAATACCGACCGGGATTACAGCACCGGCAACACCACCACCTCGCCCACTTTCGACGGCCTGATTGGGGCGAAATACACCCTCAAGCCCCAGTATTGGAACCAGGCCGAATGGCTGTTTCACCGGGATGCCCTGGCCAAGATCGCCAAACTGAAGGACGGCGAGGGGCAATATATCTGGCGGGAAAATGTGCGGGTGGGCGAACCGCCCCAGCTCCTGGGCCGGCCGTTCATGATGTCGGAATATGTGCCCAATACCTTCACCACCGGCCTCTATGTGGGGATTTTGGGCGACTTTTCCTTTTACTGGATCGTGGACGCCCTCAATCTGCAGGTGCAGCGGCTCATTGAACTCTATGCCGAATCCAATCAAACCGGCTTCATCGCCAGGGCTGAACTGGACGGCATGCCGGTCCTGGGTGAGCCGTTTGTGCGCGTGACCTTGGCCTAAAACGGCCCTGAACGGAGGAAAGAATCATGATGAGCCTGTTGAAAAACTGCGATATCAAGCAGGTCCTGGGCTATTACGCCGCGGGGACCACCAAACGCACTTCGGACATCATCGACACGCAGGGCTATGACGGCGTGCTCTTCGTGGCGGGCCTGGGAACCATCATCGAAAACGGCACCCTGGACGCCTTCGTGGAGCAGAATACGGCCAATTCCACGGTGGGCATGGCCCGTCTGGCTACCACCACGGCGCACACGGTGACCGCGGCCAACGCCCTGCTGGCCAAATCCTGCATCCTGGTGGACGTCTACCGGCCCAAAGAGCGCTACGTCCAGGCCAATATCACCCCCGCGGTGCAGAATGCGGTGATCCTGGGCATCGTGGCCATCCTCTACAAGGGCCATAAACAGCCGGTGAGCCAGGGGGCCACGGTCCTGAAATCGACTCAGCTCACCGAGCCCGCGGAAGCCTAACCTTAACCCGTCCCTTAAGTGGGTACTCCCGGGGGTGTAAGCCCCCGGGGGGCAGCCAGCGGAGGAATGACCCATGGCAGATGCAACCTATCAACCCAAGGTGTACCGCAAGCAGGGCGGCGATGAACTGGTGGTCGCCAGCGGGGGGCAAATTAATGTTGAATCCGGCGGCAAAATCACGGCCGCCGGCACTCAGGCCGCCCACATCGCCAATGCCAGCGCCGTGAGTGACCCGCCCACCAAAGCGGAAGTGGATGCCATTGTCACCAAATTAAACGCGGTCTTGGTTGTTTTGGAGGGGGCCGGACTTACGGCCACTTCCTGATGAGGTGACGTTATGCGCACGACCTTCTGGGAAAACCTGGTGCAGCAGGCCGATATCACGGACGATGATTCG